CTTGTATCTTATGACTGTTTCTATTGACAGTCAAATTATGAGTAGCAAACGTCCCTTCTGCATCAATAAATTTTACTTGATCACCAATAGCTGCAGAGCTTGGTAAAGTAATTGCTACTGCTCCACCTGATGTATCAACAAAAATATTATCGCCTGCTGATGCAGTGTAATCTGATGTTTTCTTAATCCATGCCTCACCTAAACCAGCGAGTGTAAAAATATCATACCAGTCAGTTCCGTCAGTTGAAACTAATCTGTATTTACCATTTGAAATTGTTAATGTGTTTCCAGAAGCGCCTAGTCTTGCAGTTACATCTGCGCCACCTGCAATGTTGTTATAAAGTCCGTAAGTTTTTTGTGTAGCTGGAAATTGTACTATGTGCGTAGTAGAGATAGTTCCAGAAAAAATTATTTGGTTTTGTCTAGCTTCGTTGTTAGCTTGAGATTGTGGTCCATCGTTGTTTGTTAAAGTAGTTGGTCCAGTGCCAGAAAGAGTTTTAGCATATACGCCAGCAATAGCAAATTCAAATACTTGAGAAAAATTGTTATTAGTAATAGTACCCCAAGTTCCTGAATTTTCTCCAGTAGTTTGTAGCTCTATTCTTAAACCTGTCGAATAAGTTGATGCCATTTAATCTCCTAATTTAAAATTTAATGATTAATTTAAAGTTTGTCAAAACTTTTATGCAGCTTTATGAACTTCTGTCCAACTTATATCGCTGTTTGAGTCATCTACTTGTGACCAGAAGGTCCCTTGTAAAGTACCAGTAGCACTTGTACCAGAAACTCCTGATATTGTAAAGACTACATCTGTTCTAATACTTAACGTACCAAAAGAGGATGTGGCTTCTACACTTGGAGCTTCATATAATGTCTCTTGCTCAGCATCTCCTATGGTAGATGTCATTCCAATACCAGTAAGGAAAACTGATGTGCCGACCGTTCCTACAGCAGAG